TAAGAGACAGTGAGGAGAGCTGGAGCTTTACGACGGAGACGCGCCCACTCCCTTGTGATTCGATACGAGGTAAACCGTCGCCATTCCCCAACCGTCTCAAGTGCTTCTAGGGCTTTCGAGGTGAGCGGGATTGTTCGAGGCTCCCCGTTCTTTGTTTTAATAACATCAATGACCGGCCCAACGATTGGATCACGGCGAATCATTTCAGCGGTCAAGCCCAACGATTCCGAAGGACGAAGCCCGGTCTCAATAGACCAGATAAAGAAAAGGCGAAAGGCGTCGTCGTCGATAACATCTTCTATTGCCTTCTGCTGCTCGTGTGAAAAGAAGCCCAACCTAGCGTTCGCCGGCTGCTTGATGCGTGGGATCTTGAACGTGATGTCGTGCATGCCACGCTCCCGTGTGAAATCCAAAGCGGTCTTGAGCGTCTGGAGCTTTGAATTGATTGTCGAGGGTTTGTTACCTTTCTTTACCTCGTTTTGGATCACCTTGTCAATGTGGCCCAACTGTAAACCCCGGGTCGTCTTTGGGAGGTTGTTTACCCAAAAGGAAATGTTACGTCGTTCAACTTCCTCCCGGGCACGTCCGGCCCAACGATTAATTAATGTGATGTCGAACAAGTCTTGTATTGTTTTTGTAGCCATGTCGGACGTTTAACAGTCCTTAACAAAGCACGCAAGCAAAAAAGTTCCGGGGGTGTCCTTATGAATCCGGGCACAAAAAAGCCCCCCGGATTAACTCCGAAGGGCTTGTGGAAAGGGAGGGCCTTAAGCTGCCATCACTTGTTCGCGGTTTCCCACCCTAGCATTATCCCGTCCATGAAAGCGGCAATCCTATTGTTTAACTCCCTTGCGGGCATGTGACCACACCGGAAAAGATCCCGCACACCTCCCCTTTCATTTGCCATTTCATAGAGATCATAGCCCCCATAGGCTTGAGAAAGGTAGAATGTGCCAATATTAGCCTTGCCCTTTGAATAAGGTGCCGTCGGCCGGCCTAACATGACGTTAAGGTGATCGATCCTGTTTTGAAGCTGTCGTTTTGTTATTCTCATGTGACGTTTCCTTTTTACAGGTTAAGGTAGTCAATGGCTAAAGACGTATCATCTGCGGAATCCCCACCGATATAAGGCTTCTTAGCTTCCTTTTTAACGTATTTAAGGTTCGCTGATGGGAAGTTGATCAACTTTGAAATGTGACCGATGCCGACCTTTGTAAAGTCATGATCCCAAAACTCAATTTCCTTTTGGAGCTTAAGAACAATCTTAAGGGCTTTCTTTTGGGCTCTTCGTTTTTCGATCTTTAGGCGTTTTAGGTCACGTTCCCGCATTTCTTTTGTTTTTCGTTTTTTAATCATAGTCTAGTTGGAGCTTAGTTATTAACTCCCCACAGCTCCCCCACCATAACAGGCCGGGAAGCTGGACGGGAATTAACAAGCACGCATCGGCATGATAACGGCGTAAGGCTTAATCCGATCACCTTCGGGGTCCTCTAAGACTAAGGGCTCCAACGGTGTTTTGGAGTGCATTATCCAACTGTAAGATTCCCTTGAATTGCTAGGCCGGTAAAGAGTGCCCTTGCCGATTGCATCAGCGACAAACTTCTCGGAGAGTGACCAATCTTCCCGCGCGGGATGTTCTCTATGGGTCAAAGCCTTCTTAATTAACACAGTGGACACGCCGTGCTCTCCTTTGCAAGTGATCTCATTTTTGTTCGAGTGCTTGTCAAAGGTCATGTGCTGCTCGAATACGTTTTTCCAATTCGGAAAGGTTAAATCCTCCGAGCACGTTTGAAAGATCACGTTGGAAACCTTGTTTTGAGTAACATCTAAAAGGAAAGACTCTGACCCATCCCACGAAAAGGATTCATTGAAGTAAGTTTCATAAAGCTCTAAGACGTGCATTCTCCTTCCATCGGTGCAAACTAGATAGACAGTGCCGTCGGCAGAGTAATCCGCGTAAACTTTATTTAAGACAGGCCGGTTCTTATCTTTTGAGCGCGCAGCGAGCAACCATCGCAAGTATGGATTCAAGACGGTGTTATGGTGCGCAAGGATTTGTGGTGGATTGTTTTTTGTCATAGTTTCGTTTTTCATAATGTTTATCGTTTGAGGTTTTCGAGTTTCTTTCGGTCAGCTTCACGTTTCATTTCAGCAAGTCTTTCATCATCGGTTCGCTTGTCAGTGATTAACACGCAAAAAAGAATAAAGAGAAAAAGACAGACTCCGATGGTGAATTGGATCTCACTTGGTAACATAATTCCACAAGGTAAAGATGTGATCAGTGAATTGATCTCCGGAGAGATAACATAAGACAAGGAGAGCACCCGTGCACGCTAGGGTGTCTCGTAGTGTTTTTAGTAGTTTTTCAATCATAGTTTTAGCGGCTTTTGTTATTACAGCCGAGAGCACGTTACAGATAGAGCACCGGGTGTCAACATGTTTTTTGAATGTTTTTTATGGAAGGCGTGAAGTGCTTACGCTTTTCCGGGAAACTGTAAGCTATTTAATAAAGGGCTCTAGGCGTTGCAAAGGGGGTCACACACAAAAAATACAAGGGAAACCTTTCAACCTGGTGACCACATCGGGCACGCCTTGGCTTTTGACCTGGTGACAGATAACAATACGCGTGAAAGACATTCCTTATGTCATTAGAAATCACTGATGGCCAGCGCAATAGACACCCCCGGTCGCTTATAAAATGCAAGTTCCGGCACATTTACGCTTTCGAGGGGGTGCTTGGGGGGATTTTCGCTCGGCCTCCTCCGTAATACCCTCTCACATTTTTATAACAAAATCTTAACCACTGAAAGGATCACTCGGAGTATCCTCATCGTCCTCCTCAAGACGCCTACGAAACAACTCAGAGCCATACTCGTCGATCATGTATTGCGCCTCCTCGCGGTTCTGGATCTCGCTTTGAACTTTCCTGTGAACTGATGGGATGAGTCCTAGGGCGGCGTACGGGTTCGAGGTAACAACTCTGATGTTCTCTGTCTCCTTGTGGAGCGTGGTCAGCAGGAAGTCGTCGAAGTGTTCGCTAAGGATGCTTACAGCTTTCTTGAGCTGATCCTCTGTGATCTCGTTCATCCTTGATACTTCGTTATGTTAAACACTGATAGGGTGGCTTGTCGTGGTCGTTATCCTTAGCCTATTTAAGTATCACTCTGGATACGACCTACTTAGTAACCAATCCAGATCCCACTACTTAACGTCCATCACTTTGGCTTTTATCATCCCTTAGTTGGCTTAGGAGGACGGGAAGCCCTTCGGGACTCCCCTATTATGGGCCTTATTCATAACTCCTTGATTATCAACGGTTTATGTTATTCCTTAGGCGAAGCCCGAGTGTTATCCCTTTAGCGATGCTTTTGCCCAGTTCCATCTTACCTTCAACGGTCTTGAACACCTCCCAATCCCTTTCATTGCTACCGAAGAACGGCTCTAGGATGAGTGAAGGTGCTTTAAGGCTCATAAGGAATCTTCCACCGCGCTGTGTTATTCCCTCAACGGCCTTAATGCCTCTGTTGGGGTGTGTGGGAAAGAAGGCTTTGAACTGATTGAGGATGGCCGTGGCGTATTCAAAACCACGCTGTGAGGTGTGCCATCGGAGTATTTCGAATCCTCTAGCGTCTTTGTTATCTGCTGAATTGAAATGAAGCTCGATCACAAGGTCAGCCTTAAGAGGGTCCACGGCAAGCTTCAGGTTGTCCATGGCTTCCTTGTAGGATGCTCCCGGGTATCTATCGATGATTACCGTCTCAACATTCTCAGGAAGGTATTGGTCGATGTAGTGAGCTAGGGTTCGATTATAGTGCCACTCATAGATGGAGTCATCACACGCTCTAGCACCTGGATCACCGCTTCGGCTGTGTCCAACACAAATCACAACTTTACCCGAGGCAGTGTTTAATGTGTCCGTTTCGGGTTTGTTATGTCGTTCAAGGTAGGCGTCGATGAGATCCCTAATCTTTGTTAACAATTTTATCATATCCATGTCGTTGTGGTGGTTTTTCCTGTTCTGTTATAGTAAGCATCTGCTAATCTTTCCAGCTCAATCTTAATCATGTCATCCTTTCGATCCATCATCTTCCGGTCGGCATCTTGAGCCATCTGTTGAGTCCAGTAAGCGACACCCATGGACAACGCATCAAGACGGTCGTCGTGTGTTAAAGCTCCCTTCTCTCGTGTCAAACGCGACATCTGGAACATGAGCTGATACTTAAGCTGAGTCTCTACTGGGTAGTGCTGTGCGGAGTCGTAGTCCCTTTTGATGACCACCGGGTCGATAACAAGCTTGTGCTGGTTCATTACTGGTTCGAGTGTGTCGACAATCCTTCGCTCTTTCTGGATGTTATGCCTGACTTCCTCGATGGTGCACGGGTGGACTTTGTTAAGATACGGCTTAATGATCTCCACGAACATACCGTCACCAAAGTTACTTTCGACGACGATAGCGTTCACCTTGTTCTCCTTGGCCTTCATTGTTAACACCTTAAGAACCTTTTCGTCGTATCCTCCTTGCATACCGCCGGCGTCCGTAACATACAAGTAACCATTCAGCATCTTTACGACTGCCCATGATGTTTCGTCCTTACCACGACCTGACGGGTCAATCGCCAAGACGCTGCCAGTGTAAGGCACATGGTCGCCTACGATCTTCATAGGACGATAGAAGCGGTCCCCAGTGAACCCTACGTTCGGCACAGTGCTGTCCCAAGCGTTCTCAGGGTGCTGTGCCCATACGAGCTTCTCCGGGGCCGTGTCGCGGTCAAGGTCCATCACGATCAAGTCGTTAAGCTTCAGGGGATACCTATCGAGGTCCGAAAGCTTAGGGTCGAGCATGAACTGCATAGCGAACCCTGACTTACCGTAGGACGCTTCACGCTCTGCTAGGTCGATCTCAGTGAAGCGTGTGGGCTCTGTTGGGTAACCTACCTCGACGTCGTCAATACAAGACTTAGCAATGTTCCCCTTGTAGACCTTCTCGTTCTTGGCGTGAGACGTCATCTTCGCCGGCCAGATGCGCATCGCATAGTCACGCTCAAGGAGTTTGTTATAGATACTATCCTCGCACTGAGGTGTCCCTAGGAACATGATACGACAGTCATCGTCCGGCTTAAGGATAGCCTCGAACTCTTTGACCTGCTCCGACAGCTTGTCCCGCATTGACTGCGTAGCTGAGTTATTTGGGACTTCCACGTCGTCAGCAATGATGATGTCAGCACGCGATCCTGTAAGCTGTGACGTGATACCGAGTGACTTTACAGAGGGCGCGTGGGATGCTTGGGCTGGACCTACGTCGAACGAGATCTTAGAGAAACGTTGTTTGTCTCCCGGGATAAGATGAGCGAGCACGGGCATCTCGTGGATCAACCGAAGGGTGAACGTAGAGAAGTCATCGGCACGAGTCTTGGACGCTGAGACGACAAGGATGTTCTTCTGTGGGTCTAGGAGGAGTTGGTGGACGACATAGGCCGAACAGATCCACGACTTACCGACTCCCCGGAACCCTTGGATAACACCTCGGCGTGGACCGTGTTGCATCCATTGAGCGATCTCGTATTGGATCGGGGTCGGCGACGGAAGAGATAAATGATTCCATGTCATCCAAAGGAAGTTACGGAAATCTTTTAACTGTTCCGGTATATCAATTTTAGTCATTATCTAACCCCACTACTTTATCGCTTGGGTCTTCAAATGGAAGTAAATTTACTAGTGATTGTAAGGGGGAATCTTGAGTTACACTTGCGGTAATTCCGTTGTCCTTTAGGAGCTGCCGCGCTGCATTTAACAAGGCTGGAGACGGATCTCCCATATTGATTTGATGTATAAAAGTATCTATCAAAAGATCCTGTAGACCTTCCATTTTTATACTTCGTGATTCATCTTTCATATCTATCTTTTTGTTAAAGTATCGTATATCTTAATTAACATATACACTAACGTTGCTAAACCTACACCAATAGCTACTATCAAATTTACTTCTTCAAGTGTGATGTTTGCGATCAATCCTAGTATTCCTACGAGTGGGGTGTGAGGTGAAGAGTTCATTGTTACGTTACGAGCTAAGGGTGCTTCCGAACACTACAAAGTCAAGACGGTCATCCGTTGATTCTGGATCGGCTGTTCTAAGCGCAAAGTAGGTCTGAGTCTTCTCGTGAACAACTACCGCATTATCTGCGGCTGCAATGTCATCACGATAACGAATAGCCATGACAACGTAATTAGTATCGCTTAAAGGTGTCGTGAAGTAGATACGTCGCTCCGAAACACCTTGATCCATGTTCGTGGCAGAGGTGTTAACATTCAAGCTACCGCTGATAATCGTAGGAGCTGTGGTGTCAAACGTGACCGAACCGTAGCATCGAGGAGAGAAAGGGCTATACTTAAGGACATCAGGAGTCACCACACCGCTTGCGCTTTTGTTCTCCATGGCCCCTTTAGTTGCGCTATCGACCTTTGCATAGGTAACACTACCGTTCGCAAGCTTTGCTGTCGTAACACCACTGTCGGTCAACGCGCTGGTTCCTACGGCTCCCGGATCAATGTTACTTGATGAGACTGCACCATAGGCCAGCTTATTTTGTGTTACAGCTCCCTCGGCGATCTTAGCGTTCGTCACTGATAGGTTCTGTAGCATACCCGTGGTGACGCTTTGAGTCGCCTGTGAGGAGATCCCTGACGCATTCTCGGAGACTTCCTGACAGGCG